CATAACCAAGGATGCTCGTATAGGAATACTATCTAAGACTGGTTCGGATGCTAAGAAAATGTTTACCGACAAGGTTGTTCCTATATCTAACAACTACCCGTTTTTTTTCAAGCCCATACAAGATGGTATGGACAAGCCAAAGACAGAGTTAGCATATCGTGTTCCTGCTTCTAAGATTACAAAAAAGAACATGTATGAGATAGAGGACAATGAACTTGAAGGATTAGATACTACTATTGATTGGAAGAATACTGGGGATAATAGCTATGATGGTGAGAAGCTACAATTACTTTTACACGATGAGAGTGGTAAGTGGGAGAAGCCTGATAACATTCTAAACAACTGGCGTGTAACTAAGACATGTCTAAGATTAGGTAGTAAAGTTATAGGAAAGTGTATGATGGGTTCAACATCAAATGCATTAGACAAAGGTGGTAGTAATTTTAAAAAGCTTTACGAAGACTCTTTACCATCTAAAAGAAACTCAAACGGTCAAACTAAAAGTGGACTGTATTGTTTGTTTATTCCTATGGAGTGGAACTTTGAAGGTTATATTGATATGTATGGGATGCCAGTGCTAAGAACTCCTAAAGAACCAATAATAGGTATTGATGGAGAAGATATTAGTATGGGCGCTATAGATTATTGGGAGAATGAAGTAGAATCTTTATCTCAAGACGCTGATGCTCTTAATGAGTTTTATAGACAGTTCCCAAGAACAGAGTCCCACGCTTTTAGAGATGAAAGCAAGCAATCAATATTTAATCTAACTAAAATATACCAACAAATAGATTATAATGATTCCATTAATTTAAAGCACCAAGTAACTCAGGGTTCATTTGCTTGGAAGGATGGGATAAAAGACAGTAAGGTTGTATGGCACCCTAATAAGAATGGAAGGTTTTTGGTTACATGGATACCTGAAGCTGGCATGAGGAATAGAGTAGAAGTTAGAAACGGAAAGAAGTATCCTGGCAATGAGCATCTCGGATCCTTTGGTTGTGACTCTTACGATATATCTGGCGTTGTAGTTGGTAAAGGTTCTAACGGAGCTTTACATGGAATGACTAAGTTTAATATGGATAATGCTCCAAGTAATCATTTCTTTTTAGAATATATTGCGAGACCACAGACCGCTGAGATATTCTTTGAGGAAGTTTTAATGGCTTGTGTATTTTATGGTATGCCAATACTCGCAGAGAATAACAAACCAAGATTGCTGTATCATTTTAAGAACAGAGGGTACAGAGGATTTTCAATGAATCGTCCCGACAAAACATACAACAAGTTATCTAAAACAGAGAGGGAGTTAGGGGGTATACCAAACACTTCTGAGGATGTAAAACAATCTCACGCAGCAGCTATTGAGTCTTACATTGAGAAGCATATTGGTTTGGATTTCTCAGAAGAATATAGAGATCCAGAAGAGATGGGAGAGATGTACTTTTCTAAAACATTAGAAGATTGGGCTAAGTTTGATATTACTAACAGAACTAAGTTTGATGCCGCTATAAGCTCTGGCTTGGCTATTATGGCTAATCAGAAGCACTTATACACACCTTCTAAACAAAAATCGAAAATAAGTATTAACTTTGCAAGATACGATAATAAGTCTTCAATAAGTCAAATAATTAATAGATGAAGTCAGTAAAAATAGATATACAGGCTGCCGCATTCCCTGATCAATTTGTTTCAGATGCGGAGAAGAAGACTGAAGAGTATGGTCTTCAAATAGGTCAAGCCATACAATACGAGTGGTTTAGAAAGGATGGAGGTAATTGTAGGTTCTACAGTCAGTGGAGAGAGTTTAATAGATTAAGACTTTATGCAAGAGGAGAGCAGTCAATAGCTAAATACAAAACCGAACTTGCTATTGATGGTGATTTATCATATCTAAATTTAGATTGGACACCAGTTCCAATTATACCCAAGTTTGTAGACATCGTTGTAAACGGAATGTCTGATAGATTATTTAAGATAAATTGTTTTGCTCAAGACGCAATGTCTGCTGAGAAAAGAAATCAATTTCAAACTATGGTTGAGACTCAAATGGTTGCGAGACCAGTTCTTAGTCAGATTGAAAAAGATTTTGGAATAGAGGTGTTTCAGATAAATGAAGATCAGCTTCCAGAAAATGATGCTGAACTGGAATTGTTTATGCAGATGAATTACAAGCCTGCTATAGAGATAGCTGCTGAGGAAGCGATCAATACTATGTTTGAGGAGAATGACTATAATCACTTGAGAAAAAGATGTGACATGGACATTACTACTTTAGGATTAGGTGTATGTAAGCATGTGTTTCAAAAAGGAGATGGTATACGAGTTGAGTATGTTGATCCAGCAAATGTGGTGTATAGCTATACAGAGGACCCTTACTTCAAGGATTGCTTTTATTGGGGAGAAGTAAAAACAGTTCCAATGACAGAGCTGTTAAAAATAAATCCAGATTTAACAAATCAAGACTTAGAGGAAATATCAAAATACAGTCAAGCTTGGTACAACTATTATAATGTAGCGTCTATATATGAGAATAGTATGTTTGCCAGAGACACTTGTACTCTTATGTATTTTAATTACAAGACAACAAATAAGTTTGTATATAAAAAGAAATCTACAGCTGATGGAAACTTTAAGGTTGTAGAGAAGGACGATCAGTTTAATCCCCCTCAAGAAATGATGGACGAAGGTGGATTCGAAAAGGTTGAAAAGACAATTGACGTTTGGTATGAGGGTGTGATGGTTATGGGAACCAACTTCTTACTTGAATGGAAGATGATGGAGAATATGGTAAGACCTAATTCGTCTAATCAGTTTGCAATGCCTAACTATGTGGCTGTAGCTCCAAGAATGTATAAAGGAGCGGTAGAGTCTTTAGTTAGAAGAATGATACCATTTGCAGATCTTATACAGATGACTCATTTAAAGATACAGCAGGTGGTTTCAAGAGTTGTTCCTGATGGTGTATTTATTGATGCTGATGGATTAAACGAGGTGGACTTAGGAACGGGAAATGCTTATGATCCTTCTGACGCTTTACGACTATACTTTCAAACTGGTAGCGTTGTAGGAAGAAGCTATACTCAGGATGGTGAGTTTAACAATGCCAGAGTTCCTATTCAGCAATTAACATCTAACAGTGGTGCTTCTAAAATGCAAATGTTAATAGGAAACTATAATCACTACTTAGATATGATTAGGTCTGTGACAGGATTAAACGAAGCTCGTGACGGATCTACTCCAGATCCTAACTCATTGGTTGGCGTTCAGAAACTTGCTGCGCTAAACTCTAATACGGCAACACGCCATATACTTCAAGGAAGTTTATATTTAACAAAAAGATTAGCGGAAGCTTTATCTATAAGAACGGCAGATGTTTTAGAGTATGCAGACTTTAAGGATGAGTTTGCTATGCAGATAGGAAAATACAATATGAAGTTGTTAGAGGAAATTAAAAACTTATACTTACATGACTTCGGCATATTCATAGAGGTTGCTCCCGATGAAGAGGAGAAGCAGCAGTTAGAGCAGAATATTCAAATGGCCTTACAGCAAGGAGGAATAGATCTCGAAGACGCTATAGATATTAGAGAGCTTAAGAACTTAAAAATGGCTAACCAACTTCTTAAGCTTAAGAGAAAGCAAAAGCAAGATGCGGCTCAAAAACAAAAAGCTACTGAGATGCAAATGCAGCAACAAAACAATATGCAGTCACAGCAAGCTGCAGCTGAAGCTGCTATGCAAAAGATGCAAGCAGAAGCTCAATCTAAGATACAGGTCAAGCAGGCTGAGATTGCTTTTGAAATTGAGAAACAAAAGAATGAAGCTATGCTAAAACAGCAGTTGATGCAGGTTGAGTTCCAAATGCAAATGTCTTTAAAGGGTGTAGAGCAGTCAGCTATAAACCAAAGAGAGGACAAGCGTGAAGATGCGAAGGCTAAGCGTATTAGTCAAGCCAACACTGAACAGTCAAAGCTTATTCAGCAAAGAAAAAATAACCTACCTCCAGTTAGCTTCGAATCTAATGAAGATAGCTTAGATGGTTTTGATCTTGCTGAGTTTGAGCCAAGATAATGTGTTTAAATAATGTTTAACTTTGTAAAAATTAAATTAAATGGAAATTAAAGTAAAAGAAGTAAGTTCTGAACAAAAGTCTGTCGCTGAGGTAGAAGAAAAACTTTTAAAAGAACATGAGCAACAAATTGAAAACAGTACAACTGACTCTAAGGGAGTGGAAGCAAGCATTGAAAGTGCCTCCACCACGAACACCGAAGAAAGTGTACAGCCGAAAGAGGAAGCACAAGAGTCAGGATTAAAAGATGAAGATGTTCTATCTTACATTAAAGATAGATACAATAAAGAGATTACATCGGTAGATGATTTGCTGACTCAAAAAGAGTCAAACGAAGATTTGCCAGATGATGTAAAAGCGTTCTTTGAATATAAAAGAGAGACGGGCAGAGGTATTGATGATTTCGTAAAACTACAAAAGGATTACGACAGTATGAATGCTTCTGATTTGCTAACTCAATATTACTCAGCAATTGAAGAAGGGTTGGATGACATTGACATTCAAGACATGATTGAAGATAAGTTTGGGTATGATGAAGATCTTGATGAAGAAAAAGACATCAAGAAAAAAAAGTTAGCACAGAAAAGAGAACTTGTTAAAGCTAAAAAATTCTTTAACGAACAGAAAGATAAGTATAAAATTCCTCTTGAGTCAAGCGGGAATGATTTATCTCAAGATGTTCAACAAGAGCTTGAGAGCTATAGAAGTTATATTAACGAGTCCAAAAGTGCTAAAGAGCAAAGCGAAAAAAGGTATGATTATTTCTTAGATAAAACTAAAGAAGTTTTTAACGATGAGTTCAAAGGTTTTGAGTTCGAGGTCGGAGGAAATAAAATTACATTTAAACCTGGAGATTCGAAAGAATTGTACAGTAAGCAGTCAGATGTAGCTAACTTTGTAAACAAATACATAGATAGCGAAAGTGGTTTGATGAGCGATCCTAAAGGATACCATCGAGCTTTAGCAATGGCGATGAACCCAGATAAGTTTGCTCAGTTTTTTTACGAACAAGGAGTTGCCGCAACCGTAGATAATGTTTCTAAGAAATCTAAAAACATTAATATGGATGTGCGATCAGCCAACCAAAGCGTAACTAAAGGTGGTCAAACAATTAGGGCTATTAGCTCAGAAAGCAGTAGAGGTCTCAAGATTAAAAGTAGAAAATAATTATAAACTAAAAAATTTTAAAAAATGAGCGTATTAGCTACACCAGGGTTCCAATTACAGCCATCATCGGCTCAGGTCCCTACAGCAACTAATTACCTAACAAACTTTGATTTCTTAAATCAGTATCTTCCTGATACTTATGAAAAGGAATTTGAGCGTTACGGTAATAGATCAGTAGCATCATTCTTAAGAATGGTGGGTGCTGAAATGCCTTGTGCGTCCGACTTAATAAAGTGGGCTGAGCAAGGAAGATTACACACTAAGTACACAGGATGTACTTCATCAGCAATTGTAGCTGGAGAAGCAACGATTACTATTAATACTGCTGGACAAGTAAACAATGCACCAGATGGTACACCTCCAGGTTCACAGATGCCAAACACTACTGCTATCAGTGGTCCTGCATTTAGAGTTGGTCAAACTATTATGATTTCTGACGAAAGCGCAGGTTCAGTTTTAAGCAACAAAGCTGTTGTTACATCTGTTCCAACTGTTAACACTTTCACTGTTGCTTTCTATGAAGCTCCTGCAATTCCAGTTGCTCCAGCAACATTAACTGTATGGGCTTATGGTTCAGAATTTAGAAAAGGTCAAAATGGTATGCAAGGTTCTCTTGAGCCAGCTGACTTGATATTTGAAAACTCTCCAATCATCATTAAGGATACTTACGAGGTAAGTGGTTCTGACATGGCTCAGATTGGATGGATTGAAGTATCAACTGAGAATGGTGAGTCTGGATACTTATGGTATCTAAAGGCCGAAGCTGAAACAAGAATGCGTTTCGAAGACTATTTAGAAACTGCTATGGTAGAAGCTGTTCCAGCTGCTGCAGGTTCAGGTGTTACTACACAAGCTGTCTCTACAACTGTTGGTAACAAAGGTTCTGAAGGTATCTTCTATGTTGTAAACAACAGAGGAAATGTTTGGGGCGGTGGTAACCCAACTGCATTAGCAGGTTTTGACTCTATTATCCAGAGACTTGACAAGCAAGGTTCTATTGAAGAAAATGTATTATTCGTTAATCGTCAGTTCTCTTTCGATATTGATGATATGTTAGCTGCTCAAAACTCTTACGGAGCTGGTGGTACTTCTTATGGTTTGTTTGACAATGATGCTGACATGGCGTTGAACTTAGGTTTCACAGGATTCCGTAGAGGTTATGACTTCTACAAGTCTGACTGGAAATATCTAAACGATCCTACAATGAGAGGTGGTTTAGTAGGCGGTGCAGTAAACGGACTTTTAGTTCCTGCTGGATCTACAACTGTATACGATCAAGTATTAGGAAAGAACGCTAAGCGTCCATTCTTACATGTTCGTTATAGAGCTTCAGAGACTGAAGACAGACGTTACAAAACTTGGATCACTGGTTCTGCTGGTGGAGCAAGAACATCTGATTTAGATGCAATGACTGTTAACTTCTTGAGTGAAAGAGCTGTATGTACTTTAGGTGCAAACAACTTCTTCTTATTCTCAGCGTAAGCAGATAACAATAATTGAGGAGGGATTTTTTCCCTCCTCTTTTTTAACTTTAATTAAATATTATATAATGAAAAAAACACAAGAAAAGTTTGTAAATAAAATTTACATCTTAAAAAGAGAAGTGGCTCCACTATCTTACATTTTAGCATCCCAACACAGTAGAAGATTTCCTTTATTACATTTTGATGAAGAGACTGGTGTAAACCGTCCACTTCGTTACGCTCGTAATCAGAAGAGTGCTTTTATGGATGAGCAAGATGGTAACGCTATATTAGAGCCTATTATTTTTGAAGACGGATTTTTAAATGTCCAAAAAGAAAACCAAGTTTTACAACAATTTTTAAGTTTACATCCAGGTAATGGAACTGTATTTTCTGAATTAGACAGAGCTAAAGAAGCTCAAGATTTAGTAGATGATATGCAGGTTGAGATTGACGCATTGTTAGCGGCAAGAGAGATGGACTTAGAAACCAAGTTAGCCGTAGCAAGAGTTATATTCGGAGCTCAAGTTGAAAATATGAGTACAGCTGAGATTAATCGTGATGTTTTATATTTCGCTAAAAACAATCCATCTAATCTTTTAGAGATATTAGATGATCCAAATTTGGAGATTGAAAGCAATATTGCTCAATTTATTTCTCAAGGATTTTTAACAGTTGACCCCAAGTCTGTAAGTATAAAGACTGGTAAAGCATATAGAAAACTTTTAGGCTTACCATTTGGAGAAGACCCTATGTATATATTGTCATCCTGGATGAAGAGCGATGAAGGATTAGAAACTTACAAGAGTCTTTGTAAGAAACTAAAAAAGTAAGCCACAAAAACTTACAACAAGAAAGCACTCAGAGATGGGTGCTTTTTTTTTAACTATCTTTGCTTTTTATTAACCCATTAAATTTTTTAACTATGGACAAATTTTTAAGCATCCCTGTATCGGGAGAGTCAAACGCTTTAGTAAGTGTTGCTGACGTATTATCTATTACACGCACAAGCTCTACTGTATCTGTTATCAACTACCTAAGCGGTAACACTGCTACAATTACTTTAGGATCTGCTGAAGGCTCAACAAACGAATTTAGAGATTCTCTTCAGGAAGCAATGATTAAGGCTTTAGCTACATCTTGGACTGACGTGGTTTACCCATACGCTTTTTCAAAAGATATTTCAGGAATTGTAATAGCATAAGGGTATGAAGAAGTATATAAAAATGCCTATGAAGATGTATGCAAGTTCTACAGCTACCAATCCAGCTGTATTAGAATCTGGCACTACTACTGCAGCGGCTGAATTAAAAGTAACCGACTCTTCCGCAACTTTTATTGCTAACAATATTGAGGTTGGAGATTTTGTTGTAATTACAACTGGTATTTCAGGATACCCAAATAGAAGCTATGCAATTGTTACTGGAGTGGATTCAGAAACTGTTCTAAGTATTGGCTCTGGATCAGGCTCTGCTGCTTCTGGAACTGGTGGTTTATCAGCGAGTGGAACAGCTTATTCTGTT